TAACATGCGGACCGTGCCGGTGATCAAGGTGACACAGGAACTTTGGGCCGAACGCAAGCAGTATTGGCAGAACATGACCAACGAGCAAGGTGAGGAGATATCCAGACCTCTCATCGCGTTCTATCGGAAAGGAGTGAAGCAAGGTACCTCCCCGTTGAAGCGGACCATCCCTGTTCGGAGGAAGTTCACCTATGTGAAGGTGCCCAAGTTCAACGGGACCACCAAAGGGTACGATATCTACAAGATACCGCAGCCCGCATACGTGGACATAGAGTATGAGATCAGGTTCGTGTCTTCCTACATGATGCACGTGAACAAGTTCTACGAGAAGATGATGCTCACCTATAGCGATCGTCAGGCTTACATGACCGTGAACGGGCACCAGATACGGAGCATCATGAACGACCCATCGGAGGATAATCAGGTGGACATCGATGACGAGAGGATATATCAGGTGTCTTTCCCCATCACGGTGTTCGGCAAGCTCGTGGACCCAACGGAATTCGAGAAGCACAACGCCGTGACTAGGGTCTCGGTCAAAATAACTGAAAGCAGGGACTGACAGCCGATTTGATGCTATTTACCTAAGAACAAAACCAACCAAGATATGAAAGTCACCAACAACAGGGCTAGGACCGCCACTGTCTTCTACAAGGTTCAGGGCAAGATGAAGAAAATGAGGTTGAAGCCGTTCGAGAGCCTCAACATCACTGATCTTGTTGACATCAATGCCGTGAAGAACAACATGGTGATCAGCAATTTCGCCGCTACCAAGCCAGCCTCGCTGAGCGCCACCACAACGAACATCGTCAACCCTTACAACGATGGCCTATCGGTGAGCACCCTTCAGTTCGTCGACACGGGCACAACATATACGCAAGGCAACTTCGCCGCCTATGGTGGTTATTCTGCAAGCACACCGCAGGCCACTTTCTCGCGTCGCAAGACAACTGTTGAAAAGCAGGTGAAGGGGCGCTTCCAGATCAAGTACAACTGATAACAACAACATCGTTGTGATAGAGGCCGCATTCCTTCTAGCACAATGGACTGAAAGGAACGCGGGGGTCCCTAAAAGACACCCCGCGTTCCTTTTTCGGGAAAGACCAGAAATGCTCAGATGTCCTGAAAAAATGCTCCTATTTATGAGCAACATGATCGCGAGCCGATTGTGTAGGAGGGTCAGAACCAACCAAAAGAAAACCAGCAAATAAGATATGGCAACCGTATTCATCTCACCCGGTGTCTATACCACGGAACAGGATTTTACCGCCTTTGCCTCGCGCATCGGTGTGACGAAGTTGGCTGTCGTAGGTAAGTTCCCCAAGGGTCCCGCTTTCGAAGCGATCAAGATCTCAACCGCCGATGAGAACGTACTCCGTTTCGGAGGTACCGACTACAGGTATCCAGCAACCTACATCACCGACGCCTTCTTGACCCAGTCAAGCGAGTTGTTCGTGAGCCGCGTTCTTGGTAAGCAAGGGTTCACCAATACGCCTGCATGGCTGTTGGTAGCTGACTTCTCCGCCAACACCATCACTGGTTCGAAGTCCGGTACTACGCTCGCTGTTATCCGCTCAAAGGCCGATAATAATGGCGTTCCATACTTCAGCGCGCAGACCGATCTTATCCTTGGCAACTGGCAGTTGGTTTCCGGTTCACCGCTTGCCTCTTTCGTTCTTTCGGCCACCACTGGTCCTTTGACGGCAGAGACGGTTCCCTACCTGCGCGTGTCCCTCGACGAGACAAGGACCGATTACTTGGCCAAAAACCTAGGTAAGAGCCCTGAAGTGCTCGCTGGCACGACCAATCTGTACGTGGAGAGCATCTTCCCGCACTTTGTACGTGAGGCGGCAGCGCGTGGCGAGATCAAAGGTATCTACCCAAGGCTCGTGTACATCAACAACACGAACGTAGACTACGCCGACTACACCGACGAGTACACGAACGCCAAGACCCCTTGGATTGTTTCCCGCGTCATCGGTGGTACCGTGAAGAACCTCTTCAGGGTCCACACGCGCAGCGATGGTGATGCCTCCAACAAGGAGATCAAGGTTTCCATCACGAACATCGATCTGAACAACAATCTGTTCGACCTCGTTGTTCGTTACTACGACAAGAACGACTTCGATTCGTTCAACATCATCGAGAGGTTCTCAAGATTGTCTCTCGACATCAACAGCACGAGGTTCATCGAAAGGATCATCGGTTCTGTTGGAGATGAGCCTTACCCAAGAAAGTCCGGCTTCATCGAGATTGAGATGGCAGATTCATGGCCATTGGACACTGTTCCTGCCGGTTTCCGTGGATACGAACTGCGCAGTACGACGGATATCGCTCCTGACGCGAGCACCGTCACCATCACGCCGAACATCTACTACAAGACGGTCTACTTCAGTGGAGATTCAGTTCCAAAGACCTATTTGGGCGCATCGGAACTGGGCTACACCGCATTGACCTCAAGTGTTGTGGGTGTGCGTTATGCTGCACAGAACGTGGAGCATGACATCTTCCAGTACCAAGGTGCGACCACCACTGGAAAGACCACCACGAAGGGCTTCCACATGGAAAATACCGCATCGGCGACGGAATTCGCCGTGGGTAACAAGAACTCCATGACGGCTTACACCAACACCGCAGGTGCTGTTGATAAGGGCAAGCTGAAGTTCACTGTTCTGCCATACGGAGGTTTCGATGGATGGAACAAGTACAAGACCTACACATACGGCTACGAGGAATTCGCTGCCGGTGAGGACAACAACATTCAGGCGTACAAGGACGCTATCGACCAGTTCGCGAGCGACGCGGCTGTGGACGTGAACATCATGGCTACCGCTGGCGTGGACTTCCAGAACAACGAGGAGATCGTCAAATACGCTCTCAACATGGTGGAAGAGCGCGCAGACCTGTTCTACATCATGGATGCCCCGCGTGTCACCGTTGGTGACGTCAAGGGAACGCCTGATGAAGTGGTTGAAGCTCTTGAACTGACGGGTATCGATACCAGCTACGCAGCAACGTACTGGCCATGGATTCAGGTGGCTGACATCAACACCAGCCGCTACGTGTACATGGCACCGACGTTCGCGGTTGTCAGGACGATGGCCTTCACCGACAACAAGTACCACCCTTGGAACGCTCCTGCTGGTCTGATCCGTGGCGCAATGCCGAACAACGTGATCAGGGCCGACATCAAGCTCACCAAGCCCGAGAGGGACGTGCTGTACGCCGGAAGGATCAATCCGATCACCGACTCAACGCAGCAAGGCGTGCTCATCTGGGGTCAGAAGACCCTTCAGATCAAGGAGAGCGCTCTGGACCGCATCAATGTCCGCAGGCTCTTGCTACAGATCGAAAGGCTTGTGGCGGCCGCATCCTTCGGACTGGTATTCGAGCAGAACGATCAGACCCTGCGTGACCAGTTCTTGGCGAAAGTGGAGCCGATGCTCTTGCAGATCCAGAACCAGCGCGGACTCACCTCCTTCAAGGTCACCATGGATTCCAGCAACAACACCCCGGAGACCATCGACAGGAACATGCTCATCGGCAAGATCCAAGTCAAGCCGACCAGAGTGGCAGAATTCATCGACCTGACATTCCAAATTCTACCTACAGGCGCGAACTTCGAGGAGTTCTAAGCTAAGTACAGGTTTCAACAATGAGGGCCCTTTGTGGGCTCTTTTTGTTGTATTGGTTATTTTCATATATTTACCATTGAACTCTAGTACACTGGTAGGATGAACATGGAACCAAATGGATGTATCATATGTGGCAAGGAAAAACGATTTCACAAAGCTGACACGTGTTCAAGGGAATGCGCCAATCTAATCAAGAGGAAAAAGACCTATGAGAACAGGACATGTCCGGTCTGTAAGACCTTGTTCGAGGAGAGGGTGAAGCGCGAGCGTCGATTTTGTTCAGAGCCATGCAGATTGGATTGGCAGTCCCGGCCGGAGAACATAGCCGCTCGTATGGAGCGAACCAAAGAAGCGGTCATGGAGAAATATGGTGTAGCCAGCACTTTCGAGGTGAAAGCAATACAGCAGAAGGCTGTAGACGGCATGAGGAATGGTTTGAAAGAGAACGGTTCAGAGCGCGCAGCCAAGATCAAAGCCTCCAAGTTGGAGAGATACGGAGATGAGTCTTACAACAACATGGAAAAAAGTCGAGAAACGAAGATTGCGCTCTACGGCGATGAGAACTACAATAACAGGGACAAGGCAAGGAAAACCATGTTGGAGACATATGGACACGACCATGCAATGAAGAGGAAGGATATTGTTGAAAAGGCGAAGGAAACATTGCGTAAGAACTATGGCGTGGATACTCCTCTTGGGAATGAAGAAATCAAGCAGAGATCAAAGAATACTTCTTTGGAAAGATATGGCACGGACAACTTCTCCAAGACAAAGGAGTTCAAGAAGAAAGTGGCAGCAACTTGGTTGTCCAATATAGAGGCGACCAAGCAATATCAATTGATACTTCAATTGAAGGCCAATAACATTGAATTACTTGACAACTTCACAGGCTTTCGCTCACATGAAGGATACAAGGAGTATGGCTTCAAATGTACCATATGCGACCATGAATTCAAACGCAAGTTCTGCAATCCGACCATACCGATATGCAGAAAGTGCCATCCATCTCCGACAAGTCCAATGACACATGAAATGCTAAGGAGGAAATTGATTGAGAGCGGTATGGAATTCATAGAGAATTCAAGGCGTCACATACACGGATATGAACTTGACTTTGTTATGGAAAAGCACGGCGTCGCCATCGAGTTCAATGGAAATTACTACCACTCGGAGAGGGGAGGAGACAAAACGAAAGACTATCATTTGACCAAGACGAAACTGGCGTATGAAAACGGCTTACGATTGATACATGTGTTCGAGGATGAGATAACAGATAGGCCAGAAGTTAGTATTTCACGTATTATGTCTTCAATTGGAATGTGTCACAATAGAATCGGAGCCAGAAACTGCAAGGTCGTGGAATTGGATTTTGTAGGTAAACGGAACTTCTTCGAATCGAACCACATTCAAGGAGATGCTCCGTCGAGGCTGGCTTATGGACTTGTTAATGATGGGAAATTAGTGTCGGCCATGTCATTCGGCTCTCGTAGAAGGGCGCTTGGAAGCAAAATGGACAAGTCCAATGACTATGAATTGGTGAGGTTTGCAAGTGTCATAGATTACAATGTAATAGGTGCTTTCTCTAAACTGTTGAAGCACTTCACGGGTGTCCACAAACCAGAACTCATTGTGACATATGCCGACATCGGGTGGAGTGGCTATGACCCAAAGTCTACGGTGTACACCAAGAACGGGTTTGAGTTCGACGGGTTCAGCAGGCCCAACTATTGGTACTTCAACAAAGGCGACTATAGAAGGCGTTTTCATCGCTTTTCTTACCGCAAGAACGTCGTGTTGGACAGAGTAGTTGATGCAAACTTACTGACAAAGGAAAAGGCGGTGAACATGACAGAGTGGGAACTGGCCCAATTATTGGGTATGGACCGCATTTGGGACTGCGGAAATATGAGGTTTTCATGGAGAGCGAAACTGACCGTGTGAGACTATTTATGAGATATCTCCTAGGTCATGCCAAAAGACATCCGCAAAGTCATCAAAGAAGAAAGAGAGCGTCATCAACGCACGCTGATTGAACACGCTTTTTCGCTTTATGAGCAAGGTGTTCCCATTGAGGGAGAGTTTACACCAGAGGAATTGCAGGAGCTATGGGGTGGCCTCAAGAACATGGCCAAGAAAGGGGCCAATGCGGTAGGTAGCGCCGTGAAAAAAGCCGGAAGTGCCGTTGCTCAAGGCGTGGACAATGCGGTTACGAAGGTCGACAACTTCGCTACCAAGATGAACAACAAGGGAATGGATGCAATCGCCGCAGCAGGGCAGGGCGTTAAGAACGCGGGTCAAGCTGTTGGTACGGCAGTTAGCAACGTAAAGAACAAAGTGGCAGACACCTACAATCAAGGGGAAATAGAGTCATTGGTCCAGAAGATCCACAGCCTCAACAACCAATACAAGAAGCTGACCGGAAAGAGCTTCGTTCGTCAATTCAGCGCTGTATCCGGGGCGATACCGAATGCCCAGAAGAACGCTGCTCCACAAGTCGCCGCACAGCCAGCCATGGTCAGTGAGGCGTTGCGTATGCAGAGGCTCGCCAAACTTATTTGACCATCAGCTTCCGCGTTGCCACACGCGGAACAAGAGGATGGTGACCAGCCAGCTTCCCGTGAGGAAGAGGCCGATCTTGTGTCCCAACGACATGACCGGAGAGGGGTCCCATTGGGCAATCACCAGTTCGGGACCGAATTGTACGAAGACCGAGCACAGGATGAGCGTCAGTGCAGCGAGCAGGAAGATCCAGCCGCTTTTGAAGATGAAGTGTATCGGGTTCATTCTTGTTTTGGTTTAAGGGTGATGTTCATTTCTCATCGATGTCCAAGGTGATGGTGATAGAGACCACCTTGCCATCGAACGGTTTCATGTGCTTGTAGATGAAGTCCTGCAAGCTGGTGGAGGTCAACGGAGCGCCATGCTTGGTCCCTGCTACCTCTATCACCATCTCATCCTTGGCCTCACGGACCTTGCCGATGAGGGTCTTGCCTACCTTGATGCTGTCCATGGTCGTTAGTGCGTTTTGGTGTTGGAGTGATATCGTTGGCCGTGGTACGGACACGGATCACAGTCGCATGCGCGACCTGCTTGTGGGGCTTGCTTGTTGCGTTGGTGCCTGCGCGACTTATGCACTTCGCTGATAGTGAGCGCTGTCGCTGTGGAGGCCGCGATGGTCGGAAGAGGAGAATCCTGTCCCGCTTTTTGCAGGGTGCCGACAGCTTCACCGATGACCTGAGGCTTGACCGTGCTTTGGTATACGGCTTTGACGGTTCCTACGATGCCGCTGTTCCAGACGTCATGCCACACGCTTGTGGACTGCTGGTATGGGCAGTAACACTTGGAGTGCTCGTGCGCTTTGTGGAACTTATTGGCCTCTCGCTTCTCCTTCCGGGTCATCTCCCGCGCAGAGACGGAGTCAGAAACCTGAGGCTCGTAGTAGGTCTGGCCGAGGCAGAAGGAGCAGAGAACGATGGAAATACAGGTCAGAAGCTTGCGCATGATGATCGCTTTCTTCTATTATACGAAGGAAAGGGGTGAAATGTTTCACCCTTGTGAGTCGGAGATGCCGAAATCGGCTTGCATCTTGCTGGCCGATGGCACTTGCATGAATGTTCCGTCGCTGAACTTCACATTGTGGAACGTGGTGGGGAAACGGCAGAATTCCTTTCCCAACTTGCTTCTGGACCACACCTGAGAGGTGCGCATGTTGAAGCTGGAGCCGTCAGCGAAGGTGAAGGTCATGTACTCGCTCCACAGTTCGCCATTGAGACCGATATCGGCCCCTCCCTTGCTGTCGATAACCTCGCCCAGTTTCAGGGACATTTTGTTCTTCCAAGAGTTGACGATCTCATCAGCGTAACGCTGGCCCTCGCGTTCGATCACTGCTTCCCAATTGGGAATGAGGTATTCATTCTTGTCGGAGTAGCTCTCTTTCTTCTGGAAGAACATCCATAGTGCGGCACGCACTTCATGGTAGTGATTTCTAGCGGCGCGACCTTCACGGCTGGTGTCCATGTAGCCGGGATCCTTCAGGTTGAACACTCCATCGGTGAAGTATCCTTTCACCTCGTTGGTCCGGTGCCCAACGTACCGCTCCTTCAGCTTCATGTGGAAGCCATCGCCTATCTTGTCGAGGGCAGCCTTCAGCACCGGGTTGTTGAACCCCCGCTGGATCTTGGCGGTCAGCGCATCCTTCTTGGTCTGGCGCTCTGCCTTGCGGGCATCGATGGCTGCGCGCTCGCGCTGTTTCATTTCGCGCGATATTTCCGCGTCACGCTCGTGCTTCATATCGAACAGAACGCTCAGAAGAGTCTCTCCATCAAAGGTCTCGGTGCGGTCACGCAAGCCTTCGATGTGGTCTGTTGGATAGCTCTTGCCGGAAAGTTCACGTTGGGTCTTGGCATTGTCCAAGAACGCGATGTATCGTTGGACATCAGGGTCGGCCATCTGGCGTACCTGAGCGAATCGTTTCATATTGGCCTTGGATGCCATCTCCTGTAGTGTTATACGGACGATGGCGCGCAAATGTTTCATCAATCGAAGGTAATGTCCTTGGGTATCTCGATGGTAATGAAACCTTGCTGTGGTACCGTCAGGCGTCCACCATTGGCGTATTGGAGTTGGAACTCCGCTTTGAACAAGCCGCCCTCATCAGTGTCTTCGGCCGCCCAATTGTACTGGATGGTGCCCCCAGTCAAGGAAACGATGACAGCATCCTTCTTGGCGATCTTGTAATTGCCGGTGGAGTCCATCATGGTGAAGGTGACCCCGGTTGCACCGGTGAGGTCGAAGTGCTCGGTCTGACCCAAGCAGCCACGGTCGTAGATGTTCAAGCGAAGCGCTGGTAGCGTATCGTTGCGCTTGATGGTGAAATCCGACTTGGTGAGTGGCATGGGTCAATCGCGTTCTATGGTGTATTTCAGAACATGTTTGTTGATCTCTATTCCTAGGGCGGGTTCGTTGATCACCTCGAAGTCCAGTTCCCGTACGACCGCCGCTGACTGTTGCACTGCTTGGTCCGGATACCTGAACATGGTGTAGAGGCTCCTGCTGGGTGCCCCGCTCTCATATACGACCTGCCACTCTATCTCGTACTCATGGTCACTGTCGTACAGAGAAGGAACAAGGTCGGCGTAATACACGCCGACCGTTGTGTTCACTGTTGAGGCTGTCGCCTCGACCACGGTGTTCCCCAGAGATACGTTCCGCACTATGGCCGTGAGCGATAGCGGATCCATGAGCGTGTAGGACGACGATTGAATATGATAGAAACGTCGATATACACGCAGAAGGTCTGCCATGACAGTATGCCGTAGAGCTTAGTTGCTCAGAATGCACCTGTCGGGCTGGAGCGTGACGTTGATGCGAACAACATCATCCGCTCCGTAGTCGAACTCACCGAAGTCGGCGGTAACGATCTGGCAACCGATGAGGGTCCACTTCTGTACGTCGACACCCGGTCCGTCAAGAGCCTTCAGAACGAGGTTCTTCTTGTAACCGACTGCGTATCCAGCACGGCCCGTTGAGGATTCGTAGTGGAGGTTGACCCATTCCATGACCTTCTGGGTCGTAGAGGGGCCAATGACATCGATGAAGCTGATCTCCATCTGCTGCCACACAGCGCGGCCAGCGACGAAGTTCATGCTGTTCATGTAGGGTATCTCAACCGCAGTGATGTTCAAGCTGGGCTTCTTGGCCGTTTGAACGATGAACTGGTCGATACCGATCTCTGTAGGGAATTCCAGAGCGAATCGATTCTGCAAGAGAGGCTCTTGGTCGATTGGCACTGGGCGGAACATATCTGCCATAGGTCAGTGATTTGGTTTCTTCTAAATATGCCTGTGAAACTTTTTTGATGGCATGCTATCTTCTATTTATCTCAAAGCCCCGGAATGTCATCATATATCAGGCCCGCCCCCTCCCATAGTGGTCTTACCGCACTTTTCGGGGGCAACGACAAAACGGGAGAATACTACCACCTTACGCCGGAGCAGCACGCGTTCGTCGGTCCATTGTCCTCCGGGTCCACTTCGGTGTCAGCCACCACGTTCTATAGCGGCTCTTCCGAACTTGGTGGATTACTGTCGTTCAATGGCGTATTGAGCGTCTCGCCCGGACTCAACGCCTATACGGGAGGCACGCTTACCCGTCCCATATTGGGGTTGCTCGGTGACGTGGTACTAACGTCCATCACTTCTGTTTCATTGAGCGCCCTTACTGTGCGGTTCGATGATTCATTGCTGGATGCAAGCGTCGGGAACTCGGATCAATTTTTCTACTACAAGAACGATGGATTGGTGCGCACCAATCCAGTCATGTACTATTCATCGGGCGATAGCGCCGTGTTCTCTAACGCATTCTACTCGACCATTCTATCAGCGGAAACGGTTTTCTTGAACTCTGTCGACATCACCAGTGTGTTCGCCACGAAACAGTCGATGACAGAGTTCTTGCCGAAGAGCGGGGGAACTGGAGGTCCGTATGTGCTCACGGGGACAACATCCATTATCGGCAACGCATTGCTTGGCTCTGTGACAGGAACGACTACGTCTGTTGTGGGTGTGATCGCCTTCCATAATGACGTGGTGTCGATACACAACACGATACCAGCAACAGCCGTTTTGTTCAAGGACAGCGGTGCATTGCAGGTGATGACGGGCGACTCCTCTTTTTCATACAACAAGACCACGTCCGGACTTACTGCTGTAAACATAAGTGGAGCAACGCTTTATTCAGGGATCACTGAGCTATCGGTTGCCCTCAGCAACAAGTTCAACTCGGCCTATGCGCCCATCAGCGTACAGAACCAATGGGTGCAACCCGGCAACAACACCTCCACCGGAGGCACGCCCAATGCACCAAGCGTGAACTTGGTGGTGTCGCCATCGGTGTTCAATCTGATATCGTCCGGGGTCACGTATGCACCCATCATAAGTGGCGGTACGTTATACTCAGGTAACACCGACATCAGCCACTTGCTTGGTCAAGGTGGCGCGTCCACATATGTTCAGCCCGGAACCAACATCTCTACTGGCGGTACACCGTCTAGTCCAGTAGTGAGTCTGAGTACCGATATCATTGTAGACAGTGTGATTACCGATGATCTACAGGTCAATCGGTTTACACAGTTCTCATCTGATGTTCTTTACAACAACAACGCGTATGTTCTTGGGAACATAACGTTCACAGGAGGTTCAGCGTTGTTCATTGAGGATATAGCACGCGACCAAGTTCTTCATGCCATACCTGTTGTAGGCAAGACGTATCAGAGGATAGTTGGAAATCCACAGTTCAGATACGTTCCGGAAGATGACTTCTTGACGGCTGGCAATATGTCGGCCGATACCATCACTTTCGGTTTTTCCATTCGCGATAATGGTCCTAACAGTCTTGATGGATACTTGTACACCAACCAAGGAGGCTTGTTGGTGGCCAATCAATTGTACATTGATCCATTCACCAATAACTTTGTAGTTCCGGCCGGACTATCTGCGCAGACCTACTATTCGGGCGCGAGCGAACTCGGGTCGTTGTTTGCACCGATATCGGTAACACCAACGTATGTGCGACCGGGTATCAACACGTATACTGGAGGTACGATATCGAGGCCAGTGGTGGGTGTTGTCGGGTCTCCTGTGTTCACTGGCGTCACTTCGCAGACGATAAGTGGTACATCCATTACGGCTACGACCTTCAGTTCTGGTGCTACAGAACTGTCCGTTGCCCTGAGCAACAAGTTCAACTCAGTGTACGCTCCCATATCGGTCCAGAACCAATGGATGCAACCCGGCAATAACACCACCACTGGTGGAACTCCGAATGCACCGAGTGTGAACTTGGTGGCATCGCCATCGGTGTTCAACCTTATTTCAAGCGGAGTTACGTATGCGCCCATCATAAGTGGTGGCACACTGTATTCTGGTAACACAGATCTTAGTCATCTGCTTGGGTCTGTCGTTGGTGGATTGACGTCATATGTGCAGCCCGGAACCAATATCACTACGGGAGGTACGGCAAGCGCGCCCATAGTGCATGTAGCTGGATCGCCGGTGTTCACAGCGGTCACGGCAATTGCTCTGAGCGGCACGTCAGTCTCGGCAACCACGTTCTCCTCCGGTGCCACCGAACTCAGCGTTGCCCTTAGTAACAAGTTCAACTCAGCGTACGCTCCCATATCGGTCCAGAACCAATGGATGCAACCCGGCAACAACATCACAACCGGAGGTACACCCAATGCTCCCAGCGTGAGCTTAGTAGCTTCACCATCGGTGTTCAACTTGACCTCCTCTGGGGTGACGTTCGCTCCGACATTGAGCGGTAACACACTGTATTCCGGTGCGAGCGAATTGGGCGGGCTCATGGCACAGTTCTTTGCGCCAATCAGCGTGGTCCCAACGTATGTGCAGCCGGGCCTGAACATCACCACTGGGGGAACGATTGCACGCCCTATCATAAACACCAATGGAGCGGTGATATTCACCTCGATGACGTCTTCATCGGGACAATTTTCATCAAGTCTGGATTTGTCAAACGCAGACGTGACAATTGGAAATACTGATTTTCAGGGCAACGTTAAGAAGCCAACAATGCTTACGAATGGAGTATTCAACTTCGATGCAAGCGTTGTATATCTTACTAATGATTCCATTTTCTCAGCAGCATCAAATGCTGGCCGATTCGTGTCCAACATTCTTGTAGAGGCAGCAGCAGGCTTGAAAGTGACTGGCAACGCCGAAGTTTCGGCGAACATTTCAGGAGCGACATACTATAGTGGCAACACATTGCTCACAACATCGTTGACCAACTTGTTCAACGGAGTGTACGCTCCCATATCAGTGGCTACAACGTATGTGCAGCAGGGTCTGAATATCACTACGGGAGGAACAGCAACAAGACCCATCATCAACGTCTCTGGGTCGCCATCGTTCACGTCTGTTACAGCGAGCAACTTCATCTCTGGTGGTACCAATCTGAGTGATACGTTCGCCAGCACTGGACATACGCACGTTGGAGGCATCACATTCGTCATGGATGGCGGTGGTAGTGTCATATCGACGGGACAGAAAGGGTATCTCATTTCTCCTTACACTGGCATAATCACCGGATGGACCATCATAGCAGATAGCGTCGGAAGCATAGTGATTGATGTTTGGAAGGATACGTACGCCAACTATCCTCCAACCATTGCAGATACCATATCTGGCTCTGAGAAGCCAACACTGTCCTCAGCCAACAAGAACACCGACAGCAATCTTACCACGTGGACAACCTCATTCAGCGCGGGTGACATATTTACCATCAACGTAGACAGCGTATCCACGGTTACGAAAGTCACTTTGCTATTACACACCATCAAATTAGATTGATAAGATGCTCAGAGCAGTAGAACATCAGTTCAACAACCGCACGTTTGTAACATACCCCACCTATAGCGCGTCCACTACGACTCTTGGCAGGTTGATGAATGTGTACACGGGAGTTACAGCCGTCGAGAATTACGCTGGGCCGTTCAAAGTGGCCTTGGCAAGGCCCATGGAACAATCAACGCAGATACCGGGCATTTATCCGTTCGTATACAGGTGGAGCAACACCATCGATTGGGTGTTCTTGGCAGATAATGCTACGGCCGCAGCCACAAGAAGGGTAGTGTTGTACACCTACGATAGGACCACGAACGTGTTCAGTTGGAGAGGATTTGTGCTCATGACATACCCCGTTGCGACAGTACACACCATAAGAGGGTTCCGCGTAACGGTGGATGAATATACAGGAATCACTAACAGCACGGCGTCTGTGAACGGAACGGCCGTCACAGGGGTGAATACCGGATGGCAGGACGTAAGAATTGCTGTCGGTGCAAGGATAGGATTCGGAACCACCGACCCCACACAGGTGGGGACATGGTACGTCATTTCGGCCATTGGTTCGAACACCTCGATAACGTTGTCGACGAATGCTGGAGTGATATCAGCGGGCCCATTCGTGATTGAGGAAATACGCTTGATAAACGCCAACACGAACGCGACAGCAACGAACGGAGGTCTGTTCGTAAAAAAGGGGGTAAACTACGATGACTTCACCATTGCTGGCACAACGATACCTGCGGCTGTTTCAACTGACAATATAAAGGCGGTATATTACCTTGGAGATAATGCCGGAACTCAGGTTAACCAAACGGCCTGTGGAATGGGATTGAGAGACAAAGAATCATGGACTGCGCATACGGCGTACGTCATTGATTCGATATCCACCCCGAGGGTATACGCCTATAATCTGAGGGCATCATTGACGGGATTCGCCTCAGGCAAATCCGGCTCCGCCATTCTATTCTCTACCGGAACACAGGCAGTCACCGGTGCGCTCACGCAGACCAACAACGGTCGAATCGCGACATTGACCCATGGACCTGCGGCCGGAATAGAATCGCTTTATTTCGTGACGGCAGCACGTGTGAACCGAGCTTCCATTTCTGGCATTACCGTGGGAAGCACAACATGGGTGTCGGACACCATGGTTGAAATACCTCCCGGAAGCACCTCGACCTTCCCCGCCACGGGTGCGTTCGGTAATGTGGAACCAACAGGTTACATCGATCGGCTATTGGTCCACTCAACAGGAGCGGCAGGGGCCAGAAGCTACATTACAAAGTATAATACCGTCTCGAACCCGTTCGATCAGATTTTCATGATCGATAATAAGCAGATAAATCAGACTTTGGCCGACCCAGACCTACCGCCAATGCCATCCATAAACGCATCTCCGTTCTCATCTTGGATAGAGGGAGGTCTCATGTATGCCACGAGGATAGGTACAACGGCCATCCTTAATCAGTTGTGGGCATTCCCTATCGGGTCGGATTGGGACTATGCCGATGCTACAGGAGAGAGGTTGATCACCCCGGAATTGTTGACCCCTAACGTCAGCAGGTTCAAGCGGGTGTATTGCAACCATACAAACATGCTTGGGGATTCAAACTACGGTATTCCACCCGAGCCGTTCAGGATGTACTATAGAACGGCCGGGATAAGCGACAACTCGGGAGGATGGACCCTGCTTGATGATTCGGGCAATCTTGATGGGGTAGCAGCCGCTGCTTCCATTCAATTTTCATTTACCTTCAAGATGATCTCGAACTACTGCACACCAGCAAGGATACATAGCGTTACCGTGTTGTACGAAGACGAGACGACCGACAGCCACTATCAGCCCTCAGCGGGCCTTTCCAATCTGACTTTGAAACAGTTCGCATGGCGCCATTCAACGGCATTCGGAGGTACGGTCCCAACGCTCAGAGTACGGCTGTATGATGCCGTGGCAGGTGGAGGAACGCTTGTGGACGATGACTCAGCAACGCCTACAGGTACGTGGGAGCGCTCCACGGACGGAGGTTCGAACTGGGTGGCATATACATCGACGGACAAAGGTAATGAAACGACCTACATCCGATATACTCCTGCGAGTTTGGCCGATAACATACGCGTAAGGGCACTTTTGACGCAGGAATAACATGGCACTTTACGACATCAACCTTTCTTCGTCAGAAGACGCGGGCTTCATTCTGGAGATACCGGCCGACACTGTTGCGGCGCCCATTGACATCGCGTCTATGGATGATTATGGGATGGTGTTCGAAATTCCGGTCGTTACAGGCGGAGGAGAGTCCTTTGGTGGAGGCTTCTTCTGAGGACAGCATACATAAACTATCTTTGTTGTTATGAAGACAGTTTATGTGGATATGGATGGCGTATTGGCGGACTACGACAGTGCGGCCCAAGGCAAGACAGAGGAGGAGAAAAGAGAGAAGGGGTTCTTCGAGAACTTGAAACCCATAGAGGGTGCTGTTAGCGCCTTCATAGGGCTCTGCTGTAACTATGACGTTTACATTCTGTCCACCGCCCCGTGGTCCAACATCCATGCTCCGTCCGAGAAGCGGGTGTGGGTGGAGCGGCATTTGGGTGGATTTGCCTTCAAGCGCCTCATTCTCTCGCACAATAAAGGCCTGCTCAAGGGTGACTATCTCATCGACGACAGGATCGCCAATGGGGTCGATGCGTTCGAGGGAAAACACATCCACTTCGGAAGCGGCAAGTTCCCTGACTGGCCCTCGGTGATCAGATACCTCGCTCAGGACGAATGAACGAGAATGACCTGCGCTCATCAATCAGGGCTTGGAGAGATTCCTGTTACGAGTATAACCTGAACATACTCTATGCCATGTCGTTCGACGCGGACGTGAGAGAACTGCTGCGGACCCTGTCCGTCCGCCCGCGTCGCATATTGGCCCGCGTGCCAACGCATGAGCGGTTTTGCAGCAAGCAGAGTGTCATTTCTTTTCTCAAGAGAGTCGGCAGAGGAGAAAAGTGACTACATTTGTCTTCTTACAACACTTGCCATGTCAAAAACACCTTCGAACACCAAGCATAAGGCTGCACAGATCATCAAGAGCGTTGATATGGATGCTGACAACAGCATCGACTCGCAGAAGTATGGCAAGGCCAGCGTGCCGAAGGAACCTCTCAAGCATACCCATCACATATCACCGATGATGCAGGCGGTGTTCGAGAACTTCTTCAACGTCATCAAGAACAACGAGGTCATCTCCTCCATGATGGAGATCACCAATTTGGAGTTCTACACCATCGGCAAGCTCCGCCACTGCGAGGCGCTGAAGATCTCCGATATGAACGAACACAACCGCGTGGCGATGTTCAAGTTCAAGGACAAGAGCTTCTCCTTTGCCTTCACATGGGAGAAATCGTGGGACCAGAGCATCCACTACTATGCGAACATCTCTACAAAGGAGCCTATTTCACTCAGGGGTCCAGAGGTATTCAAGTTGTTCTTCCAGATGGCCCTCGATGTGAGCGACCTCAAGGGCAAGTGCATCGACCTGAAAAAGGGCGTACACTGGGACAAGTTCGAACTGAAGAAGACGACGTTCGATGATGTCTATGTCCCTGATTCCCAGATGCACGATTGCAAGATGTTCCTCGATGTCTACGATAAGAGCGACAGCATGCTGAGGTATCTGATGGTGGGTCCTCCGGGTACGTGCAAGACGGAGATGGTGACGGCCATCGCCAACGAAGCTCAGCGCAAGGGTGTGACCATCGTGAAGATAGCCATCGACGAGCATATGGCGGACTGTGTTCAGTTCGCATCATATTTGTCCCCCGCGCTCATCTTGCTGGACGACATCGACCTGATGCTCGGAAGCAGGACCGCTGGAGGATATTCCAAGAACCTTGGCATCTTCTTGGACGTGATGGATGGCGCCAAGAAGATATCGAAGGATGTTGGCTTCTTGGCCACCACCAATTCCAACCAATTGCTGGACATGGCCGCTCAGCGCCCCGGACGCTTCCATCGCATACTCAATTTCAGCAGGATCAACCGGGATAACGTCAAGAACATCATCAAGAAGTCACTGCGACTGGAGTGCAACATTACGGACCAGAAGACAATCAACGCGTTCGTCGATGACAAGGTGGCCTCTTTGCTTCATGGCGAGAACAAGACGGGCGCCTATATCTACAACGTGGTCCACATGCTCGTCTTGCGCGCGCAGAGCCACAATGTGGCCCCTACGGCCGATTGGTTGGAGAAGGAGATCAAGAGCGACATCGCGGCCATGGATGAACTCAAGAGGTCTTGCGTCATGAAAGACCACATGGAGAACGAGGGTGCCAGTAGAGGCATCGGGTTCTCATCGGAGACGGATGAGACGGAGGAGGTGGTATGACCGGGGAAGACCTGCCGCCTATGGATCCGGACCTTCGCCGGAAGGAGGTCGTCAGTATCGTTGCCAACTTCCTGCAAGATAACAGGGACGAACCATTGCTGGACGACTACGGTATGACGACAGAGGCTTTTGAGAAACTCCTTGGGCTCCTGAGGCGCAATGGGCATTGATGCCATATTTATGGGTAGTGCCATACCCAACGGGAGTAACCATATACGATACGCTTGTATCGCTTGACCAGAATAACGTGGCGGTATCCGCCACCACGTTCGACACGGTGCTTTTCAAGGACGGACAGGAATCACTGTTGTCGGTCTCTATCTCTTTGTACGACATTCCGCGCGCCTTGTTCATGGCTTCATTCGTGCCGGATGAATATGGGTCTTATCAGTTGTATGCGAAGAACAACGTGACGGATGTTGTATACATGAGCAGCATTTTCGATGTGTCAACCGGCATCACCGCTCCGGCCTCAAGCATATACATCGGTATATGACGGAGCCCGGTTAAGGCTGTGCATCAGACACTTTGCTGATAGCAAAGCTATTTATAGACGCAGTTTTTCCTGCGTTTGATGCATAGAGAACCCAAAGATTGGAACGTAGCGACCGAAAAAGAGAAGTACGAGGAGTTTGTAAAGTGCGCCCTCGACCCCGTTTACTTCATCGATCGGCACGGTGTCGCATTCAATGCCGTTGTAGGAGGCTTCGGCCCCATTGAGTGCTACGAATATCAGAAACGTGTGATCAACCAATACCTTGAGAACGCGTGGAATATAATACTGAAATCGCGGCAGTGCCTCAAGGCCGATACGCCAGTTGACACCCCCTCCGGCCCGAGATTCATTCAGGACCTACGGGAGGGCGACAAGGTGTTTTCCTACAATTTGAAGGAAGGTCGTATGGAAGTGGATACGGTCTATGATGCATGGTGTAGTGGTGACAAGCAGTGCGTGAAGTTCAAACTTCAAGACACCCGCAATTTCGAGGTGGGCGAAAACCATCCTTTCTACGTTAAAGGCAAGGGATTCGTTAAGGCTCAGGATCTTGTGCGTGGAGATGAGATATTGGATGACAACATTGGTTTTGGCACCATAGCCCCATTGGAAAGCGAAGTGAAGCTGCTGGCTTACCTCATAACCGATGGGTCCACGAAAAGGCAAGTCAAGTTCACCAATAACAACCTGAACTACCTCACCGAATTTGAAGATAGCATTCATGAGTTGTTTCCGCAACTTCATGTGAGGCACGCCAAAAAGCTGAATGGGTTCGACTATCTACCGGGACAAAAGCATGGTGTCAACACTCTTAACCCAGTGATGGAATGGTGTGAAACCAAGAACATAGCCGGAAAGCTGACCGCAGAAAAATCGTTGCCACAAGAGGTGTTCGATTGGGACCGCAAGTCAATAGCGCTGCTCATCAACCGGATGTTTGCTGGGGATGGTTGGGTATCCATCATGAACAAGAAGGCCAACAAGAGACTAGAGCTTGGTATCGCCAGCCCCAATCTTGAGTTCATGCATCAGGTTAAATCACTGCTGAACAAATTCAACATACGCTCCAACATATACGAGGTGAAGAACATGAAGCTTCAAAAGAGCAGGTTCTTCAAACTTCGAGTGACCCACTCTAAGAGTGTTGCCAGATTCGTCTACCAGATAGGCATCTACGACAAAATAAGGCCAGAGCATTTCGACATCATCAAGGGCGCACAGCACAACGTAAAAGATGGAACTATCATCAAAACGGTAGAAAAGACATCTGTACAGAAGTGCTACGACATCTCTGTTGATAAGAACGAGAACTTCTTTGTGGATGGACTGCTCACGCACAACACTGGCCTCAGTGTTATCACTGCCGCATACGTCGCGTGGCGTTTGATGTTCCGCTCCAATGAGCGCATACTCATACTCGCCAACAATGGTAAGGGTGCCAAGCGATTCCTGAGCTACGTCAAGACGTTCATTGACGCATTACCCATGTTCTTGCAGCCGATGAACGGAAGCAAGGAAGGCAGGGTGAAGTGGAATGACACGAGGATAGAATTCAGCAACATGAGTTGGGCGGAGTCCGTGGCCGCATCGCCTCAGGCGGGACGCGGCGAACAGCTTTCGCTGGTTATCCTCGATGAGTTCGCCTTCGTTGAGAATGACAAGACGATATGGACCGCTATCAACTTCGCCTTGTCGATGTCCAAGGGCGATTGCATCATGATATCGACCCCGTACGGCTCTGGTAACAAGTACCACGAGAACTGGGTGGAAGCCGAAAAGGGGAAAGGTGGATTCAACCCCATCAAGGTCCACTGGACGGAGAACCCAGTTTGTAACAAGGGACTTCGACAGACCATTGAGAAGGGAAAGATGGTGTTCTGGAGCCCTTGGTATGAGGACCAGAGGCAGAAGATGAACCACGACTCGGTGCTCATAGCACAAGAGCTTGATCTCTCATTCTTGGGGTCCAAGCTCTTGGCGGTGGACGAGACCATACTGAGCGATTATAGAGAGAAGATCAACAAGAACTCTCCTGTGGAGTGGTATTTCGACCACACCGCTTGCGCGTTCACGCAGTTGAAGAACGAGTTCTGGGTGTGGAAGAGGCCCGAAATACGCGTGAGCCCCGATGGTACAAGAACCCCTGTCAAGTACATCGTGAGCGCTGACGTTGCACGAGGTGACGGAAAGGACTACAGCGCCATACAGGTGATACAGGTCGATACGCTCGAACAGGTGGCGGAGTACCAAGGCAAAATAGACCCCGACCTGTTCGCCAATATGATATACGCCATCGGAGTGGCCTACAACACGGCCTTCGTGGTGGTGGAGGGCAACTCCTTCGGACTCGCCACCACCTACAAGCTGACGCGGAACCTACAGTACGATAAGAACCAGATATTCTACAGCAAGAGCACCAAGAAGATCCACGTGAGACCGTCCGGATATGAGGACTACGTGGTCGATGAGGACGAGAAGATACCCGGATTCCAGACCACCTTCCAGTCGAAGGTGATGGTGGTGGACGCCATACGCAGGTCCATGAGAGAGGGGTCGGTGAAGATCAACTCGGTCCGCTTGCTCAACGAGTTCAACACATGGGTGATGGAGAACGTCTCCAAGGACAAGGTCGTGGCCGAGGCCGAATCGGGCTATAACGATGACCTCATCATGGCTTTGGGTATAGGCCTGTACATCCGCGAGACCGAATACGCGAACATAGTGGTCAATCGCGAGTTGACCAAGTCCATGCTCGACGCTTTCTCCACGTCTTCCTCTCCTATGTACGGGAAACAGATGTCGCCCGAGGAAAAGAGGAACGAGGAACAAAAGAATCGCGATGCCAAGAACAAGAACCGTGGCCTGTTCTACTTCAGGGACGGACAGGATGTCGATGGAGAGGACGACCCAAACGACCTATCGTGGCTGATGGGTTGATTTTCCCTTCGATAGCTCAAGAACTATATTACTATCATGGCAGAGAACAATAAGGATCAGAACATCTTCATAGGTCTTCTGAATGCTATAAATCCGCAGAAGAGCGCGAGGCAGGAGGACCCACAGAAGAACGTTCCGCAGCAATTCGACCCGCGCGGCGCCACAAGCCGCGAGGATGTGCAACAGAAGTGGTTGGACTGGCAGGTCCAAAAGCTCGATAAGGACCTGTATTCGCGTCCGATATACTTCGACTCCGACCGTATCAGCGCCTATCAGGACTATCGTGCCATGGACCATTCTCCAGAGGTCCGTCAGGCCTTGAATATCATGCGCGACGAGTGCCTCACACCCAATGAATACGGAGAGATACTTCAGGTGTACTCCGATCAAGAGCGGGTAAAGGAGGCATTGACTGAACTGTTCGGCAACAGGCTCAATGTCAACTACATGCTCAAGCTGTGGATACGCGAACTACTCAAGTATGGCGATCACTTCGTGCTCTTGGAGATAGACAAGGACAAGGGTGTTGTTGGTCTGAGGAATCTGCCCACATCCGAGATACACCGGGAAGAGAACTACAACAATGGGCCCGATGTAGTCAGGTTCCGCGATGATGTTAGGAGCACCTATTACACGGAGTGGCAAGTGGCGCACTTCCGGTTGATGGAGGACAGCGAGCGTCTTCCGTACGGAAGGTCCATATTGGACGCGGCGCGCAAGACATGGAAGCAATTACAATTGGCCGAAGACGCCCTGTTGGTCTATCGTATCACACGTGCTCCCGACAGGAGGGTGTTCTACATCGAAGTTGGCAACCTTGCCCCGGACGAGATAGGTCCGTTCATTCAAGCCATGCAACGATCTGTGAAGAAAGCCCCTGTTGCGGATCCGCGCAACGGCAACAAGGAATTCAAATACAACCCACAGAACGTATCGGAGGATTACTTCCTTCCTGTGCGCGGTGAGCACCACTCGCGCATCGATACCCTGCCCGGAGCCTGCTTGGCGCTTGACACCAAGATTCGCTTGCTTGATGGAAGATCGCTGATGTTGAACGACATCATCAAGGAACATGAATCCGGTAAGGAGTTATGGTCTTACTCCATCAACCCCAAGACTGGTGAGATGGTTCCGGGCAAGATCACATGGGCTGGTGTGACCCGAAAGGATACGCAGGTGGTGAAGTTGACGCTTGATAATGGTGAGTCGTTCATTTGCACTCCTGATCACAAGTTTCCTACCAAGTTCAACGGCAAGAAAGAGGCAAAAGACCTGTTGGGTGAATCGTTGTGGAGTTTCAATACGAAGAAAGAGCCGATATTCAAGAACAAACCAAAGGCCAAGGATTATGAAAAGATCTATGACCATTCAACCAACGAGTGGGTATTCACACACCAAATGGTTGGGAGGTACTTCAAGTCACTAGGAAAACACAATGAGCATGTTTTTTTGGAGAGTGAGAAAAGCAAGCAGAAGAACGTAATCCACCATTATGACTTCAATAGGTTCAACAATCAGCCTTCCAACTTGAAGTTCATGTCTTATCATGACCACGTCATGCTTCACCAGTCTATGTGGGCGAATCATGAAGACGCGAGGATTGTTGGAAGAAAAGAATATTGGTCAAACCTTAGCCAAGATGAGCTTGACAATAAGCTTCGTGTGGCGAAGGAAAATCTTTCAAGGGCAACTCCCGCTTTGCAGGAGTTGATGAAGAACGACGGCTTCAAGAAGAGGTTCTATGAGAAAACATCGAAGGCGTTGCAGGTGAGCCAGAATGCGCCTGAATTTAGAAAGAGGCAGAGCAAGAACGTCAAGAAGCAATGGGAGGAGGGCAGCATACGCGAGGCAGTTGCGACCAAGCAGAAGCTAAAGTACACGGAGTCCATGTTGCAGTCGGTCGTCAGCATGTGCAAATCGAACCTGAATGGGGCAGAGATATTGGTGCGCATCAATGAGTCAGGATCGGCATTCATGCAGGAGTTCATGGCACTCAACGCGGGCAACAAGCAGTTGACAAAGATGAAGGGTGGTTTCACCCACAACAACCTGAACAAGATGGTTGTGTCCTTCGGCTACAAGAACTGGAGGGACTTCACCAAGAAGGTGGAATTCTTCAACCACAAAGTCGTCTCCGTCGAATGGTTGACCGACACTCAAGACACGGGAACATTGACTATAGATGGCCAAGAGCAGTACCATGATTATCACACGTTTTCCCTTGATTGTCAGGTGTTTACGTACAATAGTAATCTGGGAGATATCCAAGATATTGAGTACCTAGAGAACAAGCTCTTCTGCTCGCTCGTTGTGCCAAAGGCCTACCTGAACTTCGCCGAGGGCCTTCAGGGAGGGACCACACTGTCGCAGTCCGACATCCGTTTCGCTCGCACCATCATCGGATTCCAAGAGGTGGTGCTGATGGAGTTGCACAAGATAGCCAAGGTACACTTGTTCCTTCTGGGATTCAAGGAGGACTATGAGAACTTCACCCTGAAGCTCAATAACCCATCCACACAGATGGAGTTGATGAAGCTTGAGATCATGAAAGCGCGTCTGGAGGTCGCCAAGGAGTGGCACAGCATGGACGCGAACTCATTCGCGTCTTGGACGTGGACCATGGAGAACATCCTGTCGTTCTCCAAGAACGCGATCAAGAAGATGCTCAAGCAGAAGAAGGTCGAGAAGAAGCTCTTCGCGGAGATCGATGCGGCCCCTGAGACATATAGGAAGACAGGTATTTTCAAGGATATTGATCAACGCTACGAGATAGCTGGTGCCGACCCCAATGGAGGCACTGGAAGCGAAAACGGCGGCGGTGGAGAATCCGATGGCTTCAACGCCTCAAGTGCGCTGGGAGATGATGGCGCCGGAATGGACATGGGAGGTGGACCACCCGATCTTGGAGGAATGGAGGGTGGCGATACGGGAAGCGCTCCAAGCTCCGCTCCTACAGGAGGAGATGCGCAATCGGCCCCAGAGATGGCTCTTGGCGAGAACAGGAAACTCACCAAGGAACAGCGCAAACAAAGGCTTATCGAGATGATCGATGAACTGTTCGAAGATGACCGCGAGGAAGAGGCGGAACGCGCCATGATACAACGCGGTAAGCAGAACATCATCGAGCGCGGGGGCAACATGATGGCCCGCACCGAATCGCTCATGACGGCATTGGAACAGAAATTCGGCGTGCTCACAGCCAAGGACCAACGGCAGCAGAAAGCCGTGATCAAGGATGCGATGTTCGTGGAGAGCGACAATCCATTGCTCCAGAACTACAATGATCAGACAGCCAAGCTGTATGACTTCATGAAGCAGACCGAGGGAATGGCCAGCGCCGAAGAGGTCATCTTGCCAGACAACACGACCATTGAGGAACAAGGAGATGCGGAATGAAGCCCATCAGCAATGTCAATGACAACCACAAGGTCCTTGTGGATTGGCAGGCTGTGAAGGACGCCGTGGCCCAAGTGGACAAGGAGTTCCTCAAGTTCTATGGCCCAACCAAGACGAAGAAGGCCGGTATCAGGGCGCGCAAGCGCCTGATGAAGATGATCTATGAGATACACGTCATCCGCGAGAAGCTCCTCAAGCAGCGGCAGGACTACGACAGCGAGTACTAAGTGGATTTGGCGGTATCCATGAAAGGATTATCTTTGTCTTATGAACTACAATAATGCAGTCCCTACAGGCAAGAAGGAAACGAGGATTGCGAGTCTCATCCAGAGGCTTGAAATGTGCTTGACAAGCGTCGCCGCGTCCGATAGTCGTATCTCCACCATTGTTGACAGAACGGATGGAGCAAGACCTTCGAACGAAATGAAGGCGGATGATAGGCCCATGCCCACGAGTACCTTGAGCAAGCTTCAGGATATCGTTGCTCGATTGGAGAACGTGTCCTCCAGCATCCAAGGCAATGTTACATATCTTGAAGAACTGATCTGATGTCGCTCATAGTTGTTGACGTAGAGGCCGATGGCCCCATCCCTCATGATTACTCCATGGTGTGCTTCGGCGCAGTCATAGTGGAACCCACCCTGAGTAGAACGTTCTACGGGGAGGTCAGTCCCATATCGGAAAAGTGGGACCCGAAGGCTTTGTCCATCAGCGGCATCGACCGCGAGACCCACGAGACCTTCGATGATCCGAAGCATGTGATGCTCAATTTCAAGGAGTGGATACTGGCGAACTCCAAGGGTAAACCGGTGTTCATATCCGACAACCCCTGCTTCGATTGGCAGTGGATCAACTTCTACTTCCACCGGTTCATCGGGGAGAACCCGTTCGGCTTCTCCGGCCGACGCATAGGCGATCTGTACGCTGGTATGTGCAAGGACATGCGCGTTCAGTGGAAACACCTGCGAGAGACCAAACACGACCACCATCCTGTTAACGACGCCAAGGGCAATGCCGAAGCGCTGTTGAAGATGGAAGCGATGGGGATCAAGATGCAGTTGGACGTGCTTCCTCTGAACACCACGACCTGAGACCTTTGGTTTAGGCCTGACAGGGTCTATCGTTGTAGTATGCACATACTACTTCAATCCATTCTCTGGCTCGTCATCATCGGCGTGATCTACGTCGTTGTCAACTGGGGTCTCGCCCGCATGGGTCTGCCGGACCTCATCAACAAGGTGCTCAATTGGATCATGGTGGCCACCGTTATTGTGTTGGTTGTCAACATCATACTCACCATCGTGGGCCATCCACTGTTCTCCCTGCCGAGATTATCATTTCATTTGTGAAGACTATCCTATGTACATTTGTGATAGAGGCAAGCCACCTCTCCCACCATGTACATTCTAGTAGACACCGAGACAAGCGGCAAGCCGCTTGACTATAAAGCCCCTCCATCGGACTTCAACGCTTGGGGGACCGCCAGAATGGTCCAACTGGCGTGGATAGAGTATGATGAGAACGGCAAGAAGCTTTCTGCTCATGATTACCTGATAAAGCCCGATGGGTTCCACATCCCTATGGATGCCATCGAGGTGCATGGTATCACCAACGAGCGGGCGCACGAGAAGGGCATACCGGTAAAGCAGGCCCTTGACCTGTTCCGTGAGGCGTTGTCGCGCCACCCGTACATGGTGGCCCACAACGTTGATTTCGACAAGAACGTAATCGGCTCGGAGTTCCTGCGCACGGGAGATGACAATCCGGTGGACGCCGTGTTCACCGTCTGTACGATGAAGTCCACCGTGAACTTCGTTCAGGCCAAGGGATTCGGCGGAAGGTACAAATGGCCCAAGTTGAGCGAGCTTCACATGAAGCTCTTCAATACCAAGTTCGACGGCGCCCACGATGCGTTGGTGGATACCGAGGCGCTCGGCAGGTGTTTCTTCAAGCTCCAAGAATTGGGGATTCTCGGCTTCAAGACGGCCCCGGAGAAGCGCAAGCTGTTCGGCAAAGACAAGACCGCAGAACTTCCGAAGGAAGAGTTGTTCAAACCTCTCGTGACCTTCGGGGTCCACACGTTCTATAGTCTGTTGCGTGGCGGTAGCTCTGTGGATGACTATGTGAAGCGCGCAAAGGACTTTGGCCACAAAGCCTTGGTGCTGACGGATAGAGGCAACGTATCGGGGTCCTTCGAGTTCTACCAGAAGTGCAAGAAGGCGGGCATCAAACCCATCATCGGGTGCGAGTTCATGCTCAACAACAACATCGGATTGTTCGAGAACCCGGTGGACGAGGGAGGGTCATATGTGCAGAAGATCATCATCAAGAACAAGGCGGGCTACTCCAACCTCAACAAGCTCCTGTTCCTTTCCCACAGCAAAGGGTTCAGGTCCGGAGAGAGCCGCATTACCACTGATTGGCTCATTGAGAACAAAGAAGGCCTGATGGTTAGCACCTCTGGTCATGAGGGCTACGTGGCGGACCTTCTGGAGAAGGGCAAGAGAACGGAGGCCAAGGCGCACATTCTTCGATTGAAGGAAGCGTTCGGCGATGACCTTTTCGTGGAGATCAAGTTCAGTGAATTGGCGGAGCAGAAGGCGCTCAATGAATTCCTGCTGGTGATGGCCGCTGAGCACCAGATAATCACCATCATGGACAACGACGTCCACTATGCGTTGCCCAACGGCAACGAGCTTCAGGACACTGTGTACGCCATGAGCCAGAACGGTGCTGCGCTCAGCAAAGCGCGGCTGTTCGATCGGCGCAGTTTGTTCATGCCCAACAGGAGAAACTACATAGAGTTCAACAAGAACTTCGGGTATCATTATCCGGAGAAGGCGATCGAGAAGTTCATGGACAACTCGCTCCTGTTGGCCGAGCGCTGCAACTTCGAGTTCGAGATAGGCGTTGAGAAATATCCCGCGTATGAGCCCACGCAAGATGTCATAGATTTCTTCAAGACATCGGACCCAACGGAGATAATCTATAAGATGTCCCACGCCAAACTCAAAAAGAAGCTGACGGAGCGGGATGAACGAAAGGCCAAGAGGGGCGAGCCGCCCATGACGGATCAGGAGCGTAAAGTCTACTTCGACCGCCTACAGTACGAGTTGGATGTCATCAAGAGCAAGAACGCTCTTGATTACTTCATGGTGAATTGGGAGATACTACGCTATTATAGGAGCAAGGGTTTTGAAACAGGAGCAGCACGTGGGTCGGCCGCCGGTTGCCTATTGTCGTGGGCATTGGACATCACCAAGATCGACCCTCTGAAATTCGGTCTGTACTTCGAGCGGTTCATGAACCCTACCCGGCAGTCAATGCCCGATATCGACGTCGATGTGATGAGCGGTACTGATGAGTTGTTGGATGATTTCCTGTACCAGAAGTACGGGAGGGAGCGCGTGATGGCTGTGGGCACATACTCTACTTTCAACGAGAAGGGCTGTTTGAAGGACGTGGTCCGCGCTCATTATGGTGTGGAGGCAACGGGTGATGAATCAGAGGTGAATCAGGTCACCAAGGCGATGCCTGATTGGCTCAAGGAGAAGAAGCTCACCTTGAAGGACTGGTTCGAGAATTATCCGAACATGCCCGATTGCAGCCCTGTGGTCAAGAGGTGGCTGCAAGACCCGAGGAACGAGATCATATTGGAACAGACCCTTCAATTACAAGGTCAGGTTCGCGGCTTCGGAAAGCATGCGGCAGGCGTCATTATAACGCCGCGCGAGTCGTGGCATGATGTCCCAAGCAGTGTCATAGGAAAGAACCAGAGCATCATCACGGCGTTCTCAGAGGCTGACGGTTCCAGCAAGGATCTTTCGGCGTTGGGCATCCTGAAGCTTGATCGGCTCAAGCTGAGCACCATGAACATCATCATGGATGCGATCAAGATGATCAAGCATAATACGGGGGTCGACATCACCGATACCATCATGCACATTGATGAGCACTTCGATGATAAGAACCTGTACGCTGAGTTGCGGCTCGGATTGAACCACGGGGTTTTCCAGTTTGAAAGTGCAGGTATCAACTCTCTCATACGCAACATAAACATCGATTCGTTCGATGAGGTCGTGGCGGCCAACGCGCTGTTCCGCCCCGGACCCATGGGCATTGACGCGCACACTGAATACATCCACAACAAGTTCAATCCCACGGAGATCGAGTACGCCCACCCAGCGTTGGAATCCGTATTGGCCGAGACCAACGGGGTGATGATCTTTCAGGAGCAGGTGCAGTTCATAGCCAATAAGATCGCCGGTATGAGCTTGGGCGAGGGAGACATGCTCCGGCGTTACATGGACAAGGCCTCGAAGATCATCTCCAAGACCTCCAATGGAGTAGAACTTGAAGAGAAGGAGTTGCAGGACAAGGATTACCAGAACTTCCTCAAGTACTGGGAGCAATTCTTGAGCGGGGCCGCCAAGCAGGGGTATAACGAGCGCGATGTGAACATGATACGGGACTACATGGTCAAGTATCTCGGATATTCGTTCAACAAGTCCCACAGCGTGTCGTATGGCTTCATCGCCATGCAGACATTGTATCTGAAACACTACCACCCAACGGAGTTCTATGCGTCGCTGCTGAACAACGCCAAAAACACCGGGCCCGACGACAAAAAGAAGGCGTGGATGGAGAATGCCATTGCATCGGCCATCTCCAAGGGCATCACCGTGCGTCCACCATCAAGAAGGTCGCAATGGGAGTGCTCTACCACCGGGGAGAAGGAGATATCGTTGGGCTTCTCAATGATCAATGGGTTCGGCGAGGCAGCCTATCAGGAACTCTTCGACCTCTTGAGGGTGAAGAAGAAGACTTTTGACACCATTGCCATGACAACGTTCTTCGAGCTACCGTTCTCGAAGTTCAACAAGTCGGCCTTCGAGGCCTGCATGAAGGCCGGTGTGTTCGACGACTGGTCTACATCGCGTGAGTTTTTAATGTCGCTCAAGACGAGGAAGAAGAAGAAGCCGGGCGACCCGCATCAGATGACGGCCTTCGATATGGAGGAAGTAAGCTTGGGCGTCCGCGTGGATGATAGCGTATATCCGCCCGCTTCAGATGGAGAGCGTCTAGCACAGTTCATCGAGGTGTGCGGATTCGACATCCGGCATATCGAGCGCATAGCCAAGATAAAGAGGAACATCGAGGAGAAGGCCAGCAAGAAGTCCAAAGCCGTGGAGCCCATCACGAATTTCCATGGGGATGACTCCTATTATTTCTTCCTCAATGATATTCGGCACATGAAGACCAAGCAGAACAAGGATTACTTGCAACTCATCGTGGGGGATGGCATATCAAAGACGAAGTTGCATGTGTTCGAGCCCATGGTGGAACGCATCGTGAACGACTTGGAGCGCAATGCCGTATACTTGACCCAGTTCGTACAGAACGAGAAGGGCTTCATCAATATGAAGCGCAATTGCAAGTTCAAGAAGATAGTGCATGCCTACAGCACTGACATCATAACCAATGCAACATGAGGATATTCAGGATCTATTGCAGTGCCGCGTACGACATCGCCAGTGGTCTCGGAAGCGCTTCTTACGTGGTCACGGAGGACAACTCTGTGTTGGACGAGGACTCCGCGTGCGACAAGGCTCCAAGCGCGAACGCCACGGAGATGCTATCGGTGACCAACGCTCTGGAGGCGGTGCGCGTTCACGGAGGAGGTGATGGCGACAGAGTCTTCATCTACATGAACTTCCGGCCCGTCTGTGATGCGTTTGAGAAGGGATGGATCACCAAGTGGCAAGAGAACGGCTGGAAGAACTCTGATGGGCTCCCCGTGCGCAACAAGGAACTGTGGGAGACCATATGCGATTACCTGCGTGGGATGAACGCGGAGTTCCGGTACACCAAGCGCGACGAGATGGGGATGCTGGAGAAGCTCAAGAAAAGAGCGCGAAAGGCCCTGCTGTCATTTGAACAGGTCCTTTAAGCTGAAAGAGAGCATACCCACCAAGGCCAACAGTATGGCGCTGATGATCCCTGCGATGGTCTTGGCGCGGGTCATAAAGACCTGAAGGGTCTCAACCTTGTTGGTGAGGGCGTTTATGGCGTCCTCAACACGCTTCAGATTGGCCACATCATCCTTTTCCAAGGAGTCGATTGCTTCTCGGAAATCGTCGTCCCTAGACGCCAATTCGGAACGGAGTTGATGGATCTTGTTCTCCAACTCCGCCAGACTGTTGTTGAGATAGCTGAGCTTGGCTATGTCCAAGTTGGCCTTGTTGACCTCATTGCGGAGCCCGTTCAACTGCGTGTCAAGGCGCTCAAGCAGGTTGATTATGTGCCTTGACCACTCTTTCCATCCATCTCTTTCTACGCTGTCGTTCATGATGCTTGATTCATGTTGCCAGTACCGTCCCTAGTGGTTTATACAGCCATTTGGGGTGGGTGTACGTGCTCCTTATCTAAATAGGATCCCTATTTACTTGGAAAGCGGGTTTGCAATGAAAAACGCGAAGAAGTCCTTTGCGAAGTGGAAGGAGAAATTGAAGCGCAAAGAATGGGCAGAGGCGAGGTATGGTGACTCTTGGGAATTGAAGAAACAGCAGAAGCTGGAGGAGAACGCCAAGAAGATGAGAAAGAATATGACGGCGCCCGAGAAGATCATGGCCACCCTCTTGAAGGAGTTGAAGATCCCTTATGAGTCGCAGGTCGTTCTAGGAGAGTTCATCTACGATTTCCGCTTGACCGATTCCAAGATACTTATCGAGGTCGACGGTGATTACTACCATGGTAACCCGGCGAAATATGATGATAAGGACCTGAACGCCATGCAGCGCAAGAACAGGCGCACCGATCAAAAGAAGAACATGATGGCCGGAGGTTTGAAGTACAAGCTGCTTAGGTTCTGGGAGTGTGACATACAGGACAAAGGGTCCACAGTGAAGGAGGAGATCAAAAAGCATATCGATGGAACTGAGAAGTGAAATACGCCGGATACTCGCCGAAGAACTTGCCTCTCTGGAGAACCCATTGGACAAGATGAAGGACGTTGCCATCGACACCCAAGATGTGCAGGACAAGGTCAACGCATTGAAGGCTCGGGCCAAGAAGGAAAGAGATGACATCATGACCACCATGAACGCTAAGCGGAAAGCCAAGATGGTCCCTCAGGGCAATGATCCAGAGATAGAACGCCAGCGACGCACGCTGGTGGACAAGGAGATAAATGACCTCGATACCAAGCGGGTCGCAAAAGACGAGGAGCAGGATGAGATAGACACGATGGCGACCGACCTTACACAGTTGAGCACTTCGGTCAGCGACCTGCAAAAACAGAAGACTGAACTTCAGGCCATGCTTGCACAGATGAGCGGCAACTCTCCGGAAGTAGGAGGAATGTGATTGATTTTCGGATTTTAAGGGTGTAGTATTTACCTCTACAACCTTAATGACCGGCACTTCAATGTCTGAAACCCCAAGAATCACTAACAGGAAGAACGAAAACCCTGAACCTGTTGAATCCATCGACCAAATACGCTCTAGGGCCAAGGACGATGATGAAGTAAGGACCATCGTTGAGGCTCTCAGGAGCGACAAAGGGATCAAGGAGGCGGACTATGACAAGGTCCTCGCAGGGCTCGGCATTCCAGAAAGCCAGTACAGGAGGTTCCTCACTCCGAAGAGGCCGTCCGCGCCCGATCAGACGAAGACTTCCGGGAACTACAAGCTCAACAACATCAGGAACGCCGAGAAGATGTTCGAGGCCCCCACCTATGTGCTGGACCTCCCTTCAAAGGGCATGTTCTACGAGAATGGACAATCAACGCTGAAGGTGAAGGCGCTGACGGCACAAGAAGACGACATCCTGTTCACGCCAGAGTTGATCACACAGAACAAGGTATTGCACGCCGTGCTCGACAGTGCCGTGATAGACGAACACCTGCGCCCTGAGGAAATGCTTTCGTGTGACCGGAACTATGTCCTGATACAACTGAGGATAAATGGCTTCGGTAGCGAATATGAGCCCGGACCAATGGGATGCGACAATTGTGGAGGTGTGTACACCCCAAAGGTTGACCTGTCCAAGCTGAGCATCAAGGAACTGAAGCACGCACCGGACCCGGATGGTCTTTATTTCGTTGAGCTTCCCATGAGCAAGGTCAAGGTAAGGTTCCGTCTGCTCAATGGCAAGGACGAGCTTGCATTGCAAGGAAAAGGCATGGCCTCTATCAAGAAACAAGGCGGATTCAAGGCCAAGAAGATGTGGAGCGAGAGGTATCTATTGCAGATCATGGAGGTCAATGGGGAGGTCGACAAGATCTTCATCAAGAGCTTCATCGATGCGATGCCTCTAGGAGATTCACAGTTTTTCCGAAAGTTCGCGTTCGAGGTCGAGCCCGGTATTGACCTGAACTACAACTTCACATGCACGCACTGTGGACATGAGGATGAGAAGATCGTTCCTATAACACCAAGATTGTTCTACCCTGATGCCGAGCTATGAGCGACATCGCACGTCAGTTCTCGATGATCAACGTGCCATCCAAGGGAAAGTACTATGAGGATGGCAAGTCGTATTTCCTTGTAAGGCACCTGTCGTACATCGAGGAGAACATTCTTGCGAACGACTCTTTGATGGACACCGAGGAGGGCATCAAGCTGGTGCTCAAGAGCCTCATGATGGATGACTTTGACGTGGAGAAGCTGTTGCCGGGCGACGTGCAGGCCATCAGCATGTACCTGTACTCCACCGCCTATGGTGACAAGATCGAGTTGGAGGTGACGTGCCCCGGTTGTTCCTACAAGGAAAAGAAGGAGGTACACATAAGCAACTTCAAGATGAAGGAGGTCAATGCTTGGCCCGATGAAAGACGCATGGTCATGGGCGTACTCCCCGTGTCCAATCATTCCTTCACAATGCGCATTCCCACGTTCTTCGACGAGTTCCGCTTCAAGCGCAACATGCAGAATCAGGACACGCACTTGGACCGCATGTCTTTCCTCGTGAGTGAGGTGAATGGCGTGAGCGGACAAGGCATGGTGAGGCAATACATCTCCACACTGCCCATACAGGATTCTAGGTTCCTCAGGAAATTCATCGACAACAACACTCCCGGTGTCGACACTCATGTTGGCCATGAGTGCGCCGAGTGCCATCAGGAGTTCAAGGTACACGTATCCAGTGGTCACAACTTCCTGCGGTTGCCATCTTCTTATGCCGCATCGATGTTGGAGGAGGTATACCTTGTGGCCAAACACGGGGAGAACATCGGATGGGAGGAGGCCATACGCATGAGCACGATACAGCGCAAATGGGTTCTGACGAGGATCCAGCAGGATAACAAGCGTAAAGGGGACAATGAGGCCAAGGAAGCTGAGCGCATGAAATCCAGAGGTCGCAGGTTCAGCAAACGCTAACCGGGCAAAGCTGGTGTCCACTGGCTATTTATGGAACACATGGAGCGTTTTCAAGAGATAGATGACTTGGCCTTGAGAACTGAGGGTCTTTTCGGCAAGCTGATGTCCAAGGTGGGCCTTGGTGCTCAGAACACAGGAGTGGCAAAGGTGCTCGGTGGAGGTCGTTACGCCATCGGCAGTAATGAAATACAGAAGCTGGGTGGCGTCACTGAGGATGAATTCCTGAAGTATGACTGGAACAACGGCAAGCTGTCGTTCCTCACCAAAGGCCAATGGACCGCCAAGGAATTGGTGCTACAGATAAGCCAAGGGGTCGAGCAAGTCGTACGTTTCGCTGGTCAGTGGCGCGCAGGCGCCTTCATTGGGAACTTCTTCGGCGACTTCCAAGGCGAATCCTTCGAGGGGCACTTCCAATCGGCCTTCAACAGCTACAAGTCGGGTCCCAGCACGTTCGTCAACGGAAGGGTCACCTCCTTCGATAGGGGGGTTATAGGCGTCCCCAAGCTGGAGGTGACCTCATTGGACAAGTCCTCGCAAAAGAGGGTGGTGTCGCTCTTGGAGATGAGAGTTGGTCACTATTGCAACCTGACGGATGATCAGGGTGTGACGCACTCTTTTCAGATGACCAAGTGCTGCGACAGTACCAATATGGACATTGAACTCAAGGAGGAGACGGGGCAGAAACGCGGCATACGGATCCCATGGACCGAGATGCGCAAGAGCGACGACCCGAACGAATTCAGAAGACTGTCCAGCATCCGCATCGGTGGCCGTCCTCAGATACCCTACCTGTTCGCCAACGACCGCGTTGGCACCATCACCAACATCGAGATATCCACCAAGCCAACGATGTTCGGCACCACGGTGGATACCTACCTGTTGGATACCACACTTCTTCGACCCCTATCGTTCCCGGTGGCCAAGGTCACTATTCACCTCTTCACCCCTGAGGAGGTCATGAAGTTCGGACAGATCCATCAGGACCTCTCCAACAACGCCATGCAGTTGCATTTGAGGAACATCACCGATGGGATCAAGTTCAAACTCATCACAGGCTACAAGGGATACCCCCATCTGGCTGGCATCTTCAATAATGTGGAGGGGCAGGACGTTAAGCATCCAAAGTATGCCGCTTCCATGAAGTGGCTTGATGAGTTCGTCCAATACGTGCTCTTGCGCATGATGCGCAGCAGGACGGTTGGAGGCTCGTACGTGAACAATGAGCGCGGAAGAAGGATATTGACAACGGCACTTAACAGTCTGATTACCAAGGCTGGAATAGCCACTCCTCAGGCGGCTCCGGCTCCCGGCCCTACGGCGGTTCCGCCAAAGAAGAGAAATGTGGCACGAAGCATGATTCCAGAATCGACATCATTTTCCGCTATAGATCAGATACTTAACGAGGCTTTGAAACAAAAAGGTCGCTAACTTCGTATAACAGTCTAAGCACCCAACCCATGAGCCAGAAAATGTCGTCCTTTCGTGAAGCATGCTTGCGCGGGGCCCAAAACCTTCCACCGCTCATGGTGGAACAGCCACGAGTTATGAGCCGCAAACTGAGCTTGTTCCTCCAAATGGTCGTCGGCCTGACCTTCTCCATCCCGTACCTCTTCATGAAGGACATGGACGACCAGTATAAAGAGGTAATGGGACGCGGCGTCATTTTGTTGGTGATGTTCGGCTTCTGCATGGGCGTCCGCGCCATGGCCATTCTTACTTCACCCGCTTCCGCATGGGGACCCAGTGGCGAGGATAACATCGCACGCGCTCGCCAGTACCGAGAATCCAAAATGATGGGTATGTCGGCAAATGATCGTGCGGACCTCATGCGTGACACACAGTTGTTGGACGCACCAGCAACAAATGAGTTCGGACCAGATTCCGCCACAGCACGAACGCGCCAATACCTCAACAGCAAGCTCGCTGGCATGACGCCCGCAAAAGGATTGGACTACCTAAGAGGGAACCGCAAATGAAGACCATTGAAAAGGAGTGCAAGACCAATGGACTCACCTTCGAGAAGTGTGGCAAGTCGAAGTACCGCATACAGACGGCGATCGACAAGAAGGACTACGTATGGAAATGCAAGACCCTCAAGGAGTGTAGGGAAGCCATCGTTCAGGCCTTGAGCCTTCGAAGTTGGCTGAGCACCTCGGTCGGATGACAAAAGGCGAAGGGCTGGTAGTGATACCAGCCCTTCGCCTTTTCAAGGCCATTCTATTTAGTGGAAATGGCCAAGAAGGACTCGTTCGGCAATTTCGACTCCAAGGAGCTTAAGGCGTTCATCGCGGAGATAGAGCGTGGACGTAAGGAGACAAGCGTTTGGAAGGATACCCTAGAGGGTTTCTCCTCTACGTTCTTCGGCTTTTCCTCAGCCTCCTTCTTCAAGGAAGTGCCCAAGTCCGTTAATCAGATGGCGGCTGAATTCAGGGCAGCCAACATTGCCATGGGCGAGCTTCAAACTGCGGGTCTAGGGCTACAGGATGCGTTCGCCAACAAGAAGATAGTCGATAGTGTAGGGAACACACGCAGTGCCATGGATGCCCTGCGCAGTTCCATAACACGTACCATGGCCGATGGGACCAGCGCGATGGACGATGTGCTGGACAAGATGGAGCAAGCCCAAGCCAAAGGCAAGAACGTGTGGAGCCAATTGTCGCTTGATGAGCAGGTGAATTTGGGCAAACTGCTCAATTCTGAGGGCTTCGAGTTCTTGAGCACCATAACGAACGTCGAGAAAAAGTCCGAACTCATACAGAAGATACTATTCCAACAGGAGGAGAGCTTCATCAAGAACAACAAGGAATCTCTTGATCTTCTTGCCACGCACGAGTCCATCCGCGACGTCATGAACACCGAGGTCACGGCATTGGACGATGCGGAAAAAAAGTACAAGAGGTTGTCGGCAGAAATGCGGCAGACCATGAAGACGCCTTCTTTCCTGCAAGCCCTTAACAATGGACTAGGGGAGATGGGGAAGAACCTTCGGGAAAAGGTCATGACCAACCTCAATGATGTGGACATCGGTATTCATGAGATACAGCGGAACACCGGCGTGATGATCGCCCAGAATACCGCAGGGCTCAATCGATGGACATCGAACATGGCGCGTTTCGGTATGAGCATCAAGGATGCGAGCGACATGATGGCGGGTCTAGGTGATGAACTCAGGACGACGGACAAGTCAAGGCTCATGGGCGCGGTGGACAGCTTCAAATCGCTCAGCCTTGCGCTGGGTATCTCCACGCAGGAGATCACCAAGATAGGCGGCGAGATGATGCGCATGGGCCACTCTGCCGAGGACGTTAAGGATTCCTTCGCCTTTGCCAACAAGTCGGCGAAGATGCTCGGCATCAACTCCAAGAGTTTGATCAAGCAGATATCCAACAACGTAGAGAAGATGCGTCATTTCGGTTTCGAGGGCGGCATCAAGAGCTTGACGAAGATGGCGGCCAAAGCCGAGAGTCTGCGCATACAGGTAGACGACATATTCGATGTGGCCAAGAAAGCGCGAACAATAGAAGGAGCGATGGATATGGCGTCCGAGCTACAGCTTGCCGGTGGCAGCTTCTCCAACATCAACCCAATGGAGCTTCTATCGGCTGCCCGTAAGGGCCCTGAGGAGTTGGGCAAGATACTCACCACCATGGGCGGGGAAGTGGGCCACTGGTCGGAGGACATGAAGTCCTACGAGTTCAACCCCATCGATGTCGATCGATTGCAGATAGTCGCTGACGCCACAGGTATGAGCTTGGACTCTCTTCAGAAGGTGATCCAGAAGAACGCTGAGATCAACAAGAAGACCCAGATGATTCCCGAGAGTATGTTCTCAAACGCTGTCGCTGGTATGGAGGATCTCGATGCCGAGATGGCAAAGAGCATGCTGGGCGACTTCCTTGAGATAGGCAAGAACGGAGAGATCACATTGACGGCCGATGCCGATAAGATGGATCTGCTGTCCAAAGCGGGGATCAAGAGCTACTCCGACATCAATAATGATACGCTTCATGGGTTGCTCTCTCTGAAGCAGAAAGAGGCCAAGACACTTGAAGAGCAGGCCAAACAGAACAGAGGACTCTCGGAGACGTTCAATGCTTTCACCGCATCGTTGACGAACTTGTTCACGGTGTTCCAGCCGATATTGAAAGGGTTCACAGAGGTCATCACCATGATGTCGGATGCCTTGCACTCTGCGACTGAAAAGCTTCACAATGTGTTCGGAGAGTTCGGCGATTGGATCATACCCACTTTGATAACCGCCACGGCGGTGTTCAAGAGCAAGATACTCGATGTTGTCAAGGGTGCTTTTGCTACAATAGGAGCCAAGCTGAAGTTCGGAAAGAAGGACGCCGAAGATAGTGGAGGCATAGGAGGACTCGCTGGTTCCATGAGACAGGCCTCTGATCAGGCGGGTGGGATCAAGATGGCCAATATCGCCAAGTTCGCTGCCGCTCTTGGCATAATTGGACTTGCTGTCATCGGATTCATGGCAGGACTGAACGCCATTGGAGGCACTCCCGGACTCGCGCAATTGGCTGGCGCTGCCGGTTCCATGCTGATCCTAGGAGGAGGTATATGGGCATTGTCAAAACTGGATGTAAGTCCGGGCAACGCCATTAAGATGGCTCTCGCCATGGCTGTGCTTGGAGCCGCGATGATACCATTCGCGTTCGCCATGAACATGATGCAAGATGTTGGATGGGAGAAGATGCTTGCTACGGTTGGAATAATGGCCCTTTCTGTTATGGGACTTATGGCTGTAGGTGCCATGATAGCCAATCCTGCCGGAGCTATAATGCTGTTGGCTGGAGCGGCCGCTCTTGCATTGGTTGGGGTCTCCATGATGGCCGCAGCATATTCCTTGTCCATAGCTGGTGATGCCATGGAAAAACTGGCGAACATCAATTGGGGCAGTATCATGACAATGGGTGCTACGATGATGGCTGTCGCTCCTGCCATGCTTGCCTTTGGAATTGCGGCAATGGCTTTTGCCAACCCCATCGCCATGCTCGGAATGGGTCTTATGGTCCTGCAATTGGCTGGATTGGCGTTGGTCATGGTGCCATTGGCCGCAGCCATGGCCACGACGTCAGGCTCCATGGACAAATTTGTTGCGTCCATCGATAGATTCAAGAGCAACGTCAGAGGGGCGGACCTTGGAGGTGTGTTCTCCGCCATATCGCAAGCCATTGAACAGCTTGGAGATGTAATGGAGGATGCCGACATGGAACGGATCAGCGAAGCGCTGTCCTCCATCAACGTCTCCATAGACACCTCCAGTGTGGATGGCCTGAAGAACGCCATAACATCAATGCCGTCCATCATCGTTCACGTCGACAGGTCAGAAATGGACAAGATGATGGGGTCGCTCTCGTCGATCAAGTTAGGCATGGACAAGGCGCAAATGGAGCGCGACATGGCGAGTCTGCCATCGGTCAAGGTCGCGGTTGACGTGGCGTCCGTGCGTGATCAACTCAAGGGTATGTCTGAGGTATCGATCAAGGTGGACACCAAAGCGCTGATGGACGCGGTCACTTCACTCCCACCACTGAGCGTGGACGTGGACACCTCAAAGTTGATGTCTATCATGTCATCAATGCCGGTGTTGAAGGCCAAGTTGGACACCTCCGAAATGGAGAGCCTTATCAAGCAGATGCCGAGCATCACCATAGGTGTGGACCAGCAGGCTTTCAATGACGCGGTTTCCAGCATGCCATCGATGAAGTTGAGCATCGATACGAGCGAAGTGGTCAAGTCGTTGAGCGAACTGCCAGCCGCCACGGTCACGGTCGACACTCGCTTGTTGCTGGAGAAGTTGTCATCGTTGCCACCAGTGAGGATGTCCTTGGACATGGATGGTGTCATGGAACAATTGACCAAGGTATCTCAAGTGCGCATCAGGATCGACATGGAAGAGTTGACCCGTTTGGCGCCGCTTGAGATCAACATCGACACAAGGCGGATAGATGAGCAATTGGCTGCGATATCGTCGCCGACCATAAGGTTTGTTGTGGATACTGAGGATGTGTACGAGAAGCTGGACTCATTGAAGTCCATTGCGTTCACTGTTGACGTCGACGGCATCATGGATCAGATATCCACCATAAAGTCCATCGAGTTCACTGTGGACACCAAAGGTCTCTCTGATCAACTGGCCGCCCTAAGGAACATCGAGTTCACTGTGGATACAACGGGCCTATCCGACCAGTTGGTGGCCTTGAGCAGCATTGAGTTCACCGTGGACACCAAAGGCCTGTCAGATCAGTTGATGGCCCTGTCACTGCCGAGCTTGGAGCTTGTCATGAACACGAAAGAAGCGGAAGCCAAGCTGGCCATGTTGTCGAGCATCAAGATCAGTGTTGACGTCAATGGCGTGAAAGAGCAAGTGGCGGCCTTGTCAGCCATACGCATCCCAATTGATGCAGGGAACCTAGAGAACCTTACGCAGTCCGTTCGCGTGGTCATCGACAGGGAATCACTTCTTAAGGCATTCTCATTCGTTCCTGAGATCAGCGTTCGTATAAACACTTCGAACATTGAGGAGCAGTTGTCTGCTCTTCCATCAATCAATCTAGGATTTGAACTCGACGGTATGAAGGAGGCCTATAGTATGATGTCCGATATGGGCCCTGTTCATATTGAGGTGGACATTGAAGCGTTGAAGACCATGCTCGACATCATCAACGATGTGCCGATCACCATCAATGCTTCAGAGGTCTATGAGGCCGTAGCCTCTTTGCCATCATTGAGCGTGACCGCTAACGTCTCATCGATAGTGGAACAACTCACAGCCCTTCCGCCAATATCATTGAGCATCAACAGGAGCGATGTAGAGCGAATGACAACGCTGCTGTCATCCATCCAGATCGCCTTGGATGTGTCGGCCATAGAAAGCGCTGTGTCAGGGCTCAAAATAGGAATTGACACCTCTCATCTTGATAAATCAGTTTCTGACCTGAAATCGGTTGACCTTCAAGGTATTGGAGGAACATTGGCCTCCATAGAGGCGACCATCAGCAAGATAAGCGAGGAGCGTCTGGCGGCCATCCGTGTGGCTCCTGAGGAGCTTGGCGCATCAACGAAGATGCAGATGGAGTTGATGGCGCGTCTATCCGACTCCATCGACAGGCTCAGCGCCGCATCCTCAAGCGAACAGAAAGACAGGAGGATAGTGGTTGAGCTAGAGATGGACGGTCGTCAGATAAAGACCAAGATATTGAAGGACACGAGCATAGTGACCTGACCGTTTTCTATAGGGTGGTATTTATTGGAAACACCCCTAGAAGAACATGGATTTTCTGTATGATCCAAATGAAGAGAAGGAGAGGATCCTCCAGAAATTCCTAGAGTACTATGGCCAGTTCTCCGATAGGAAGCGCCAGAACCTGCTGTCGAAGAACCTTCCTGTCCCTACGGATGTCTATGATGTAGAGTACGCGCGTCTGCGCGGTACCTCATTGGCTAAAAACGTTCCTAATCCCTCTGACATAGAGAAGGATTCACAGCACATAAGGAACCTTAATCTGTCCAAGACGGTGCCTAGCGGATATGATGTTCAAAAGGCGTCCGACGCATACCGCACATCCCTTCTTTCAAAGAACATCCCTGTCCCTCATGATGCTGTTTCCAGCAGCGATGGCATGCGTCGTTACTTGCTTGCCAAGAACATCCCGTCCACGAATACGGACCACGTGAGCTACTCGGATTTGTTCAGACAGGCGTTGCTTGCCAAGAACGTGCCCATTGATCATGATGTTGTCAGAGACAGCGAGGCTGCTCGTCAGGCGCAACTCTCAAAGAACGGCATGGGTCAGAGCGACGCGGTGAAGGACAGTGAGACTGCTCGTCAGGCGCAACTCTCCAAGAACGGCATCGATGTGTCCGACGCGGTGA